GGCTCCAAGCATGAACCCAAGCGGGTACATCCCGGCGGCGAACGCGAATAGCGACCACAGCACCAGCGACGGCGGATCGGCGGATTGGATGGCGGCGAGAATGTCGAACATCAGCACTCAGCAGCGATCAGGAGCCAGCGGTCGCCAACGAACACGCACAGAACCTTCTTGGTGCCGCTCGCGACGGTGACGGCGGCAAACCAGTTGGTCGCGTTGAACTCAACGGTCGGAGATAGGGCTGTGCCGTCGGCCTTGATTTGGGTGACGGTGGCAGTTTGCCCCTTGGCCCACGTTGCGGCGATAGTGCCTAGCCGCGGCTCATTCCCGATTCGACCACGCGGCACATCCTGCAATCTCGTCGGTATCGCCGCGTCGCCAAGACGTATCGGCTGGCCGTCCGCTCTGTCGAGCGACGTCTTGATCCGCGTCAGCAGGCTTTCGCCTATGAGGAAGCCTTTTTCCATTAATGCTACTGAAGCCGAACGCCAAGAATGTCGAAATCGAGTTCGTCGTAGATTACATATCTATAGACGAGAACCGGCGGCGACGCCGTTGATAGCCGCGGAGTCCCGTCGTCGTTGAGCGCGATTGGCTGCGCGGACGGAAGCTGCGTGATCCCGCCCTCCACCTCGGCAATTCGCACCATCGCACGCACCTTGTCGCCAGCATTAATTCCATCTGGAAGCGAGAGCGGGATGGGAATTCTCCCTGCGGCGTGGCGAAGCGGCTGGCCGTACAAGTCTTGGTCTGCGCGGGCGTTATTTGGGTTGAACGCCCGCACGTTGAAGCCAGACTGAGGCTGCGCCCAGTCCCATCCAATTTCTGCGTTTATCGGGCTTCCGACATAGTTCGTTCTGTAGAGAAACTCATACGTTGCCATCCACCCGCGAAAAATCTGCCCGTCGAATATCTCGTTATGCGGCTGCGTGTTCATTGCACGAAACATGACGCTACGTGGCGGCATCACCATCTGCCCAAGCGTCCATTGCTCCTTATTCACTTTCCCGACGTGCATTGCGTTTGCCGTCGGGTCGGGCCACATGAACTGCTGGACGTGAATGCTGACTACGGGCTCAAGCTTTGTTACTCCTTCGTAAATATCACCAGCCGGGTTAGTTGGATTTGGGTTAAAACCGAACCCTTGACCCTCTTTCCTCCAGCTATATACGGGAGCCTCAATCAGCGACGACTGTATGTGCCAATTAGCAGGCCGGACGTCTGGTGCCTGCGTGAGCGCAGTCCCGTCAACTGGCCCAGGAAAGCTCTGCTCGATGCCGTTCCCGTCGATCTGCGGAGCCGGTCCAGGGACGTATGGATTGCCGTTGTCGTTCTCTGAGTCTGACGCCATTGGCGTCCACGTATACGTGAACGTAGCCAGCCAGACGAGGCGGCCCTCGCCTTCCGGTTCAGCGGTGTATGACACGCACCGCAGAGCCGGATTCTCGGCGTCTCGTGAGCCGATGCGAACCTTGCACAGGTTCTCGAAGTCGAGGAATTCGCCGGGTGTTTCGCGGACGATGCGAAATGACTTCTGCCGAGTCGGCGTGATGCCAGACTTCTCGAACCGCTGGCCGCTCTGTACCTGCGCAACTCTTGCCACTGACTAGCCCTCCGTAATGTCCACGCGAAGCCGTGCGCCGGCGGTCCCGATCGCCTGGTACTGCTGCCCAGTGGACAACCGGAACAACGCCGGCTCGCCCGCCCTCAGTGTGGCGAGGCTGACGAACGACCCGCCTGCGTCGATGCCGATCTGGGCTACAGAAGCCGTCGCGGTCGAGAGGTTGCGAAACACGGCAAACCCGACGGATGACAGGTTCGCCGTGGAAAGCGTCGTCGCGTTCGTCGTCAGGGCGTAAGTCGTCGCGATCATCGAGTCGCTGGTCATGCTCGCCGTGACGCCGCGGGCGTTCACGTCGGATTGCAGGAATCCCTTGTTGACCTTCATTGAAACCGTACACGTTACGTCTGCCACCGCTTGGTACTCCTTATTTATGCGACTGGTGCGCCTGGCTTGTCTGCGATTCTCTTGAGAAGCTGGGTCTGACGCTGGAGCTCCGCGAGGTTGACGTCGCGGGCAGCATCATCGCCGCGGATCAGGCGGTTGAGCTCTGCCTGCCCCTGGGTCGTCGATGCGTCGGTTGCGCCGAGGGCGGCCCGCGACGGGCCTTGCAGGACGGCCGTCGTGACCTGATCCATCATGTCGAAGAGCATCGGAGCGGCGGCTCGCATCTGATCCTCTTCAAACCGCTTCTGCGCCTCGCGGCGGCGGGCTTCGTTCTGCTGAAGCTCGCCCATTGCTGCCTGGTCTGGCAGGCCGTTCTCGGCATCAATGATGTTCTGGGCCATCTGGTCGAAGTAGGCGTTGATGTCGGCCATGCCTTGTGCCATTTGCTCGGCAGCACGCTCTGCCGGCGTCAGCGACAACTCCTCGCCGCGGCGAGCGGAGCCTTGCCGCTCGGCGATGCGAGTGCTGTCGTCGCGGGCGGCGATGACGGCGTTGCCCTTGGCCGCTTCTGCCGTCACCTGCTCTTCAAGCCTTCGGCGTTCCGCAATGAGCTCTGCGTACCGCTCGGCCGTATAGTTGCCGGAGTCGATCTCTTCTTGGATTGCCTCTAGTTCGGCAAAGACGCCAGCAAGCGGCCCTCGCCCGCCGAGAGCCTGCCTCTCAAGCCGGTCGCGTTCTATGGCTACTGCATCCTCGACCCTCGCATTCGCCTGCCGCTGCTCTTCGAGGTCGCGGTCGGCCTGCTCGCGACGGGCGCGGTTGCGTGGCGTGTCAAAGCCAAGCTGGGCGCGTCGGGCTGCATCGGCTTCTTGTTGAGCAGAGCTAAGGTTTGCGGCGGCCTCTTGTGCGGCTGCGTTGAGGGCTTCTGTGAATCGACGTAGGGCCGCAGACGCAGCGAGGAGCTCCTGCGCCTGTCGCCCGAGGGCGTCTTCGGACTGCTGTACCAGTCGCTGCGTGAGCGGGTCGTTTGGCCTTGCATCTGCCATCTGCCGCAGCGTTTCCCGCTGAAACTCAACCTCGCGGAGGCGGCGAGCGATCTGGCCGGACTCGACGCCAGCGTCAGACAGGTTCTGCGTGGCGCGGGCCATGCGGTTGTTCATTGTGGACTGCGGGTCCACTGTCCGAGTGAATCTTGCTGCGTCAGCCTGCCTAATAACATCGGACTGGCGAGCCCGCGCCTCGTTCACGCGCCGCTCGGCATCTGCGATCCTGCGATCACGCTCGATCCGGCCCGCGTCTGTGCTGGGGTCTTCCCGCTGCGCGGCCTCAAGGTCGGCAGCAGCGGCGTCAACGACCTTGGCGAGCCTATTAAGTTCAGCCTGGAAAAGCCTCAACCCAGGAACGCCTGCCTGGATGGCGTCAGCGACGTCCTTTTGGGCCTGCTCGATCGCCGACGATGCCTCATTGGCCGACTCAAAGATGGTGCGAATTGCCTCATCGGCACGCACATTCTCTGGCAGTCGGAGTGACTCCAGTAGCGCATTTAGCCTGTCTAGCTCCGCGGCCGAAGTGCGCTGCTCTCGTGACGCAAAGAACCCATTGCTCGCTACGCCTGGTCGAGAAAGCTCTGCAATTCTCGTTTCGAGCTCCCTCCGCAGGACAGCCAGGTCGAGCCCGCGCCCCAAGAAGTCGGCCTCCTCCCGCCGAGTCCGCTCTTGCTCTCTCTGGACCGCCGCCTGCCCTGCGGCGCCGGACCCGCCAGACGCCGCTGCGGCAGCGGCGTCTGAGGCTCTTGCGGCTCCAAGCCTGCGAATCGAGTCCACCACCCCCTGCTGGATGTCTTCGGCCGATACCGTGCGGGCTGCTGCCGCCCTGGCCGCTTCTCGCTCGCGCTGCCTAGACTCCTCGATCTGCCTCGCAAGCGCAACCCGCTCGCCTGGGTCAACCGTAGCTTCGAGCGCCCTCTGCCTTGCCGCTTGAATCCCACGCTCGCGCTGGACCGCCGGGTCAAGATTGGCGACCCGACCCTCGCGAATCTGCTGCTGCTTGTTCGCAATGTCTTCGAGCTCTCTGGCAAAAGCCCTCGCCTCTTGCGCGGGACCAGAAAACGCTCGGCTTGCGATGGAGTCGCCGAGCGAGCGAAACGCTTGAGCCAGTTCCTCTACGAGGGACTTCTGTCGCGAGAGAGCATCGTTTAGAGCCTTGACCTGCTCCTCTGAACCAACGCCCGCGTTGTACCACTTGATCAGCGCTGCGACCAACTGGCCGCCGATGGCAGCCGATATGCCGACGATAAGGCCAGTCGTGCTGCCGGTGATAAAACCAAGCTGCGAGATGTTATTGCCAGCAGCGCGAATACGCTGATCCAGACCGCCTGTGACGCTGAAGAAGTCTTCGATTGCGAACGCGGCCTGTTGCAATGCGAGCGACGCCCTGTCTGCGCCACCCCTGGCAACGTCCCCGGCGCGGTTCAGTCTGTTTCTGACGGCCCTCTCGGAGCCATCGCCGGCAACCGAAAGAAGGCGAACCAGTTCTTCTGTCAGGAGGCGGATTTCCCGCCGCCCCCGCTCTGTGTCCAATGCGCCACCGTCGAATAGCGCGGCAGCGCGGACGCGGAGTGCATCTAGGGCGGCTAGAACAGGGCCGCGAGCCTCTTGCGCAAGGCCCGCAAGTCGCCCTTGCACGAACTCAATCTGACTGCCGATCGCACGAAGCGACCGCTCGTCAGTGCCAAGCCCAAGCCCTGCCGCGCCTGCGCCGCCAAACGACTCTCGGAAGGTGTTTCCGATGTCTCGCCTCGACGCCAGCGCGGCGTTCACGTTCGCGACTTCGCGGCTGAGTCGCCTCGCCTCTTCGGCGGTAAATCCGACTCCCGCGCGGGCCAGATTTTGGAACCGCGTCGTCAGCGCATCGACCGCCGGCCCGACCGTCTCGCGGAGCGGCTCCGCAAGGCCGCCAACACGGCGACGCAAAACGTCGATCTCGCCGCCGAGGTCGTCGAGCACACGCTGGCGCGGATTGCGGTTGCCGGTGAGCGGAAAAGCCTGACCCTGCGAAGACAGCAGGTCTGATTCCTGCTGGTTGACGACAAGCAGGCGAGATGCCGCCGCCGCCCTGGCCGCGTTTGGCGTGTCCCTAGCGGCTTCGGCTTCCGTAAGGATGTTAAGAAACCCGTCGGCGATACGCCTGCCAAGCTCTTGCTGCCTCGCTTCGAGCGTGTCGGCCGCGGCTTCGGCTGGCGTCAGAATGGTGAGGAAACCGTCGCCGATACGCCTGCCAAGCTCTTGCTGCCTTGCTTCAAGTGTGTCGGCCGCCGCCTCAGCCGGCGTGATGATCGTCAGAAAACCGTTTCCAATGCGCCGACCCAACTCTTGCTGGCGAGCCTCCACCGTGTCGGCCGCCGCCTCAGCGATCGTAATAACTGTTAGGAAGCCATTGCCAATGCGTCGGCCGAGCTCTTGCTGCCGAGCCTCGACCGTGTCGGCCGCTGCCTCGGCTGGCGTGATGATCGTCAGAAAACCGTTTCCAATGCGCCGGCCGAGTTGTTGCTGGCGTGCCTCGATCGTGTCGGCTGCCGCCTCGGCTGGCGTGATGATCGTCAGGAAACCGTTGCCGATTCGTCTCCCAAGCTCCTGCTGGCGAGCCTCCACCGTGTCGGCGGCAGCCTCTTGGGGGGTGATAATAGTCAGGAAGCCGCCGCCGATCTTTCGCCCAAGTTCCTGCTGGCGTGCTTCGATCGTATCCGCCGCTGCCTCGGCTGGCGTGATGATGCCAAGGAAGCCATTGCCAATGCGCCGGCCGAGTTGTTGTTGCCGAGCTTCGATCGTATCTGCCGCTGCCTCGGCCGGCGTGATGATCGTCAGGAAACCATTTCCAATGCGCCGGCCGAGTTGCTGCTGGCGCGATTCAAGAGTGTCTGCGGCTGCTTCGGCTGGCGTGAGAATATTCAGGAAGTTGCTGGCGATGTCCCTTGCGAAGCTCTGAATCCCAGCCTGCCCGCCGCTCGCCGAAACGCCGGCCGAAAGCCTGTCTAGGACTTGGTTCAACTGCTGCGCGTTCGCTGTACCAGCCGACACAGCATCGGATACCCTTGCGGCGATGCCGGCGAGCCCTTGCAGCCCCTCTTGCGCCGAGGCTGGAAGCCGCCGGTACTCAGCGGAAAGCTCCCTCGCCCTAGCAATCGCACGCTCTTCGTCGGTGCCGGCTTGAGAGCCAAAAAGCCCAAGCCCGCGAGACTCACGCGGCTGCGTGGCAACAGCAAGCTCGCGAGAAGCCTGCCTAGACAGCGTGATCTCTCTCTCAAGCTGATCGTTGATTCCGCGAAGTGCGGCAATCTGGCTGTTGTACGCAGCCTCGGCCGCTGCTGCATCGCCGCTGCGAGTGACGCGAATTCGCTCTAGCGTGGCGAGGAGTGTTTCGGCCTCTTCGGCGGCCTGCCGCTGTCTGCCGACAAGTGCGGCGACGCCACCTCCCTGAATTGCCTCCGGCGAGAGCGAGGCGGCCTGCCGCTGCAATTCAGCGGCCCTCGAAGCCTGCGCTACGAACGCCGGCTGCTGAAAGCGAAGCTCGGCTCCGCTTGCTAGGCCAGACACAAGCGAATTAGACTCTGCAAGGCGTCGGATTGCCGCCGCAGTTACTTCGACTCGACGCTGGACTCCAGTGAACGATCGTTCGCTTACGCTTCCGAACGTGTCGATCGCTGTTTCGAGCAGCTTGACCTGGCGTTGCGCCTGCACGAGCGCCGGCTGAAACTCACCGGCCACGGCCGCAGAAAGCTTGGTCGTCTGCTGTGCGGCTCGCTCTAAAGGCTTCGCAACCTGCTCGCTCGCGCTAACAAGCTGCCGAAGCTGGAGAACCTGCTTCTCTGTGCGGAGATTAAACTCCAGGCCAGCAGCAAACTGCCGCTCCAGTTTTTGAAGCGGCGTAAAAATCTTGTCAAACGACGCACCGGCAGCGTTCGCCGACCGCGTGATCGACGCATTGAGCTTATTGGCGAACTTATCTACGTCGCCAACCGCGCCGGACAGCTTCCTCGACAAGTCCGACGTATTCGCCGTGACGATCGCGGAGATTTTGCCGATGTAGCCGTTTGCCATCCTTGGCTCACTGTTGGAGTTTCATCAACTCTGCGAACATCTGTTCCTGCGACTGTCTCGGCTTCTTGCTGGCGGGGATGAACACCTCTTCCTCCGGCACCCGCTTGTAGTTCCCACTGGCGGCCATGATGACGCGGCAAATCCGCGCCGTCTGACGCCAGGGGTTCTCCAGCGGATACCGACGGTCGAACTCGGCCCAGGTGGCGAGCTCGCGACTGTCAACCTCCATCAGCAACCTTCGCACCGACATCCCTAACGCAAGGGCGAGCCGGTACTGAAACAACTTCTCGGGGCGAAGGTCTAGGCTTCCCCCAACTTCTCAACCGCCTCCGGCGTGAACGCATTCAGGCTCCACGCCTTGTCGAAGAGCCGGTTGATGACCGTGCTCGACTTCTTGCCGAGCTCCTCGATGTCGGCGTCCTCGAACAGCCGCGCACCGCTCTCATCACACAGCGTCTTGACGAGGAACCGCAACCTGAAGTTCTTCATCTTCTGGTCGGCGTAAGACTCCTCAAACGCCTCCCGCTCCAGCCCGCTGATCGTCCGCAGGTACACCGTGGCGTTGTTCCACTCAGGAACGCTCACCGCCTCGGTCTTCGTATCATTGATGGACAGGATGTCCTTCTTGCTCAGAGCCACAAATAGCACTCCAAAGGGGGAAGAAAACCTAACTAGCCGTGTACGTGGTCACGCGGAACGAAGCGTTGCCACGCACGATGTCGCTAACGCCGGCGCCTACAGAGCCACCGACTGCGATTGCATTCAAAGACACGCTGTATCCAGGCGAGTTGAAAAGCAGCGTGCCGCGCTTGCCTATGATTGGTCGAAGCGTCTTCGTGGCGGTGCCGCAGACAAACTCAATCTCGACCGCGCCGTGGTCCGTCCAGTCGCCAGGCACGAGGTGCAGGACGGCGGTCGCGGTGTGGTTGACCGGAGTCAGATCGACAACCTCGGCCTGCGGCTCAGTGACGGACAACTGCGTCACGAGAAACGTGACCGCGCTGCCGCCACTGGCCGGCGTGAAAGTACAGGTTGCCCCTTGAGCTACAAACCCAGCCACGTCGCGTTACGCGACTCGGAAGGTCGCGCTCCCAGAGATAAGGGCACCAACGGAGCCGCCGATTGAGGCGTTCGCGAGCGTCGCGTTGCCGCTGAACGAAAGCGGGCCGGCGATGGTGAGCGTGCCGGACGTGCCAGCGGTGAGGATGACGTTCGAGATATAGTCGATCGTGACCTCGCGGTCGGTGGCAAAGCCGCCGACGTACTCCCGCCGGCCGTTCTGGGGGATGCCGAGGTGCGAGCCGTCGATGAGGTCTTGCGTGTCATTGACCTGAACCGAGGTGACGACGAGCGTTCCAGACGCCGTACCAGTGGCGGTGGTGAAGGAAAAAGTCAGTCCCTGTGCTGAAATGCCAGCCATGTAACACGCCTCCTTGCGTGAAGTCTTATCGCGTAGGTTTTACTGCGTGGACTCTTGCCACCGAATCTGAAACAGTTGCCTGACCTCGTAAGCCGGCGGAAGCTGTGCTCCCACGGCCGTCGGGTCGAGGTAGTCGTCCGTCTCGGACACTAGCCTCATATCTTCGATTGTAACCCCGGCGAGCGTGCCGGTGGCTCCATCCAGCGCAAGCCGAACCTCGTCGCCAAGACGCCTCGCGGCGTCGTGTGACAGCGCCCACGAAGCCACCTGAAGGCTTACCAGGGGCAGGAACATCGGCCCAGAAAGGTGGGACTCGCGTGTGATGTTCTGCCGCTTGTAAACGATGAACGGGAAGCCGGCCCCGTTCGGGACGGCGATCGGAAAGACGTTCATTCCGACGTACTGAGCGACGCCGGGGGCTCCGACGAGCTTGTGGTAGACGTAGTCCTCGGGCTTGACCAGCATGGCTACCTCGTGAGCTTGTTGATCTGGACGTTGATCGCGGCCTTGAGGGCATTCAGGGCGGCCGGAGACGCCTGTTGAATTGCCTTCTCCATCGCGTGGCTCGGCTTCATGGCGCCATACGTGTCGCCGGAGGCGAGGTAGTACGGCCGCGTGCCGCCCCTGCCGTCTGGCACAAACGCACCCTTGCCGCTCTTGCGCTGGGCGACGTTCTTGCTGCCCATCAAGAAGTAGTAGCCGCGGCCCATCTTCTCGAATTTCTCGTTGTCGAACGCGAGGCCACCTCGCTCGTTCGCCACGCGGTTCATCTTGCCGTTGATCGACTGATGGACGTTGACATAAGTGCGTCGCTTCTGCGAACCAGGCTTTCGCCGGCCGGTCCCAAATTCATAAAGCCAAGCGTGGTTACCCGCACCCTTCTTCAGCACGTCCCACTCGTCGGTGTTCACGACGTGGATCGGGCCGGCGACGGCGATGCCGACGCCTTCGTACTTCTTCTTGCCGGCCTGCACCCGCACGCTTCGCTTCAGGTTGCCTGTGACGTCGCTGATATTCGACTTGTAGGCGGCCATGACCGGCGCAGCGGCCTGCTTGGCTGCGTCCGTCAGGGGCTTCGTCGCGTCGCGGCCCATCGCGGTCGCAGCCCGAAGCAGCGATCTGGCGAGGTCGCGGACGCCGGACGTCTGGACAGTGACGAACCCGCCGGCCCGCTGAGAGCCTGTCTGTCCGTCTCCAACGTCGCGAGGCAGCGTGCCTGGAATATTGACAGCCATGCTACGTCACCTCCCGCGCCAGAATCTCAAGGTACTCCCGACCGCTGCGGTCCACGACGCTTGCGATCTCCATCGTTCGGCCTCGCCAGAGAACGCGGTGCAGGTGCGTCACGTCCGATCGGAAGCGAATGCGGATGCGGTGGGTCGCGATCACGTTCGCCTGCTGGGCTTGCAGGATGTCGCGGCTCGACAGGCCGCCGACTTCAGCCCACACGGTGGCGACAGTGGTATCCCAGTTCAGCGTCGCCTCGCCGGAGAGGCCACGCTGCTCGTTCGGCGCCTTGATGGTGATTCGCTCGGAGAGCTTTCCGATAATCACGTTACGGTGCCCTCGCCGATGAGAACGACGTCGTAGGTGCCGCCGACCGTGCCGGTCACGGTCACACCGCCGGCAGCAAGGCCGGCGGCCGACGGGTCGCAGTGAACAGCGGCAGCGCCGGCGGCGACGGACGTGATAGGCAGCCCGCCCACCGTGATTGCCGAAGCGCCTTTGTTTCTGATGTAGGCGACCTTGACCGCGGTGATCGTTACCGTCGCCGGCGAGCCGTCTCGTGTGTCGGCGAGGGAGGCGAGATTGAGTGTTTCGGATGCGCCTGACAGCGTGCGGGTAGCGCTCCACACAACCTGTGCCTGATTTGCGCCTGTGCCGTCGGCGATTGACGCGGCGTATGAGACGGGAGTCGCACGCAGCGACCGCGACAGGTCGCCGCTCGACGATTCGTGAGCCAGGATCGACAGCGTCAGTTGTGCATTCAGCGGCATTTCATGCCCCCATTACATAGATTTCGTATTGCTGGCCTGCTGTACCGCCGATGCGGAGGATGCTCCCGCCGCTCGTCGTCGCGAAGCCGCTTGAATTCGGGCACGACAAGAGCATCGACCCGCCCTCGCGGATCGGATACCCACGCAGCGTCAGGCTTCCGAGGTTTATCATTGGCGAGAAGTTCCACGACGTGACGTCCTGCCTGAACACGCTGAATTGCGACCCCGTCCAGCCCGCCGACAAGGCGATCTGGCTCGTTGCCGATAGGTTCTTCACCGCGAGCAGCTTGACGGCCGAAACGCCGATGGAAGCGAAGTCGATCTCGTCAAAGCCTTCCGCCGGGAACGCCCTACGGTCGCTCCATACCTTCGTGCAGTCGCCAACATCGACGTTGAACTCGATCGGATGCTCTTCCACCGCCACCGACAGGCCGCTCGTTGTCGCCCGCCGTGCGGTGACGCGAGCTCGAACCTGTGCCGTGACGCTCATCGGTAGCCGCCCCAGCCGCTCGCCGCCAGCAGCGTCTCGAACGTCTGCGGCACCGGAAGCACCTGCGAATACCCAGCCACCACCGGCTGCCTATGTTCGTAGAGGTGGGCCACCTGAAGCAGGATCAACTGCTTCAGCACGGCCGGCACGCTTGCGCCACTGGCCCCGTAGCCGGCAGACCACCGCACCGTGACGCTGTTCTCGTCGCCTCGCACAGCCGGCCACACGCCGTTGTAGAGCGGGTAAATCCGACCAGGCGTCGCGTAGGAGTCCACTTGAAAGGCACTCGCCGCCGAGGTGATCGTCTGGTCTACG